TTATTCTGCGCTCTGGATTTTCCGTTCTGCGTTACCAATTACGCGGAAGACGTGCTGCTCGGAATACGCCAGATTGTAGCTGATTTCCCGGACACTCCTTCCCTCCAGATACCGCATCCTCATGCACTGCACTTCCAGCGGACTTTCCAGCGCATCTACCAGCGGCGCAAGCTCTTCGCGCATCCTGCACAACTCGTCCCAGATTGCTTTCTTGCGCTCCAGCGCCTCGACGCGATACAGCAACCCTTCCTCCGTGCTGTTCATACTCCCGCCACCGCGCGGCGCGTCGCTGATTGTCCGCGTCAGCTTCTGCGCCCGGATCCGCGCCTGTTCTGCTCGCAAGCAAGCCATAGGATACCGCCTGATGAGATACCGCATCCGCTTTAAGTCAACCATTTTCCCCTCCCGCAACCGCCCACGATTATTTTACCCCTTCAAACGCCTTGATGACAGCTGTATACAGCGCAGGGCGAATCTGTCCGCTCATTAGCTCCGTGTACAGCATATCTTGTACCTTCTCGATTGCTCCGTTTGCCTCCTTTTCGCCGTTTAGCCGCCTGATTGCGTCTTGCGTCGCTCTGACTTTGTAGGCATCGTGGCGGCTTTTGCATCCGCGCGATACGTTCCCTGCAAGTCGCTTGACGTTCTTTTCCAGCTCTTTCTCAAGCCAAAAGGAGTAGCGGATGTCGTCGGTGTCCACCATTGTCTCACTCTCCGTCCATGTATCGCATAATTGCGTCAATTGCTTCTTGGCAGCCCTTTGCCACTACGCAGCGGTAGCCCTCGGCGGCAAGCATTTTCATGCGCTCTTTCTGCGATGTCGATACTGTCCCGCCCTTGCGCCGCTTCATCTCGATAAAAAGCCCGTGTTCACGTCCGTTTGAGACGGGCAGGAAGATGTCCGGTACTCCTGCACGCGTCCCGGTTCGCTTCATCCTCGCGGCGGTTGCTTTGGCGCGATAACCGCCGTTCGGGATGGCGAACATCCCTTTCAGCCACGGCTTCGTTGCGCTTTGAGCATCTGCCCAATGAAAAAGGGCTTCCTGCTCTTCATCCTCCGTCGGGACTACATCGGCATAAAGAGAACGCCGTGTAGTCCGCATTCTGGATTTGTACATTTTACCCATGCGCCTCCTTGAACATCAATCGTAGTGTATCGCTTCATCACTGCGTTGCAAACCGGGCAGATTGTCAGTGCGTTCAGCCATTCTTGCCTTTCGACCATGCTGTACCTCCTTTCTGCGCCTTGATGCACATAGCAGCAACCTGCACAGCTTCGCAAGCCAGCAGTGTAGCTGCCGCTGCTGTTTTGCTCGCGCACATCGTGAATACTTTCTCGTCGTCTCGGCGGTTCGCAAGCCAGACGTCGTTTGCCTTTCGGATGACACGCTGCATCTCTTCTTTCGCTTCTTCGACTTCTTCCCAAATCACGGAGAACGCCTCCGGCATGGAGTTGAACGTCTCTCCATGCTCTTTCTGCGCTCGAAGAAGTTCGGAAAACACAACCGTTACAATCTCATCTTGCAATTCTCGCACAACCATCATCACTCCTTATTGATAAATGCGCAAGCAACACATACCGTAGCCGCCAGCAGACACAGCAAACCGATAACCATCATCGTTAATCCTCCCTATCCTCTTTCAGCCACCAGCGCATGACTTCCTCGCCGTTCTGCCACGTCGTCGGCAGTCCTTCCGCATTGCGCTGCTCAATCATGCGGTCAAACGCCCGGATGTACAAAGTCCGAAATTTGGGATAACGCTCAAATTGTGCCTTTTGTCCAGCAGCACCAGCCATCGGACAACCGATGCAGCCGATGCGCGTGTAGCCCTCATCGTACAGGCAACAATGCGGCGTTTTTACAATGTCATCCAGAAATTCCCAAACATCATCATCAGTCCAATTTATAATTGGATTCAACAGCATTTTTTGCGTCCTATAACAAAACTCCGCAAGGCGGCGGTTTGCATCATTATCCTCGTTAAGGATAAGTCCCCCCGACTTATTGATGTTGTACGACGCACCAAGCGCGTCTGCTCTTGCCTGCGTTGTTTTTGGCTTACCCTTAATATTTACAATTCCCTGATTCGCTTTCCGATTCGCTGATTCAGCCCAGCGAACACCAGTTACAACCATCCGCCCATCACCATTCGTCTCTTTGAGTTTTTCGCAACAAAAACGCACAATTCTTGTCGGCGGCATCCGCTTCTGCGGAATCAGTGACCACATACTGATGCGTTTGCCGTCTTCATCATGCGGCACATCGAAAATCACGTCCGGGTAATGCTCGCGAATGAAGTAAATCAGCTCTGGCGGGTCTACGCTTGTCACCTGATAGTGGGCTTCAAACTTTACGCCCGCCATCTGCGCCAAATGGTAGATGCACTGGCTGTCCTTGCCGCCGGAAAACGCAAGGAAATACCCTTCCGGCGGCTCAAAGGATTTCAGGCGCTGAATAGCAATGTCCAGCTTTGTTTTGATTACGCCATCCGTGCCGATAATCTGCTCCATTAGCATTTGTCATCCCCCCAACCACGCCGAAAGCGCATCCGCTCCGGCGTACACAAGAATCGAAATGATACAGTTGACGATCGCCAGCAGAATGTACACATACCACGGGCGCGTTTCCTTCGCCAGCAGGAAGCCCGTCACGCTCAGACCAATCATCGTGCCGAAAAGCACCGCCTCGGGCAGCGTCACAGTTTTCATCAGCTTTCCTCCTCCGTCGTCCCAAGCTGCGCCTTCGCCAGTGCTATTGCCAGCAGATACGTCCTCTCATGTTTTGTCCCGGCGTAGACTTCCTTGACTTTTGCAGCAAAGTCGTCAATTGAGCCGCTGAAGCGTCCGCAGGCGACGTATATTCCCCCATCTTTGCCACGGTAAAAAGTGGTTGTGTCGTCACGGCTACCGATTGCTCCGATGGCGATGTAATCAGCCGAATCCGTCACCAACGCCTTTCCCGTCACAAACGCCGCGCCAGTCACCAACGCCTCGTCCGTCACGCGCGCCGTGCCCATCACACGCGCATTTCCCATCACACGCGCATTTCCCATCACCAACGCATTTCCAGCCACCAGCGACAAACCCGTCACCCGCGCAGAATCCATCACACACGCATCTCCCGTCACGCACGCCGCGTCCATCACCACCGCAGAATCCGTCACCCACGCTGAGCCATCATGTGAAAGATTTTTCTCTGTTTCGAGCCATCCTCCCATGTCGCCGCTTTTAATCTCGTATTCCGGGATGTCTCGCACTGCACGGATTCGATGTAATATCTTACGGCCGATGTATTTCACTTCGCCAGTAAACTCATATTTCATTTTTGTTTTTCCTCCCACGGTGCGTTTGCCATTTCTTTCTCCGTCGGCTTCCGCATCCAGCAGCGCCACGTCTCGCCGTAGGTGTAATCGGCGTACCATGTGCGTCCGCCGTCGAAATACATGCGGTGGCTTTTACTTTCCCAGTACGTTACCATTCGCGCACGGACGCACGGCTCGTCGTCTCCGTTATTATCTTCAATCCATACGAGCGTTCCTACGCTTACCGCAAGCTCTGCAAGGGACAGCACACGGTTTTTGTACTCATTCATCTTCCTTCGTCCTCCCACGGCGTGTTTTCCCGCTCTTTTTTCGTCGGCTTGCGCCGCCAGCACCGCCACGTCTCGCCGTACTCGCTTTTTTTTATGTAAATTCCGTCTTTAATGCCAATGTCGACTGCCACAAAGATAATGCTCTCGGCGGTTACATCCAATGGGCAGCATTGATAAATATGGTTTTTCTTCTCTATCCACTCTAAAGCCCAGTCCTCCGCATCTGCATCCGCCATGACTTCTTCCAGCGTCAGAACCCGGTTTGGCTCTTCGTCTCGTTTTACTGCCGCTTTGTATGCTTCTTCTGCCGTTTTACCTGTTGGGCTTTCACTTTCGCACTCTTCATTGGTACATTCGTACCAATAGCGCGGCACACAATACCCGTCCGTCTCGAACGAGTCAAGGATTCCAGTTTTAAGAAGCATCTTTGACCCACAATACGGACAAGAAACGGGAAACTTCTCGTTACTCATTGTCGCTTTCCTCCTTTGGCGCGTCCGGGTATGGCATCCAGTGCGTGATGCTCACAGGCTTGCCGGGGTACATTTCGTCGTAGAACTCCTGCGCGGCTGGATAAAACCATAAGCATGTATAATGACGCTGTACATTTGCGTCGAAACCCAAAACGCCCATTTCTTCCGACGGCAGCACCTTGTCCACGGAAAACCATTCCGGCGCACGGCGATTCCACTTCTTCATTGCCTTTTCCAGCGTTTTTCCTGCTGCAATGGCTTGTCTACACGCAGAGCATTCGCAAAACCAACTGCCGAAAAAATAATCAGGTTCTACCAGCTCGATTTTCCGTTTCCCGCAGAACGGACACGGTTTCAGATTATAATCCTGCATTCTTCTTTCTCCTTTCGTCGTTATTCCACGCTCTCGCGGCTGCGGCTCTTGTTTTCCCAAGCTCTCCGATATAGCCACAGTCCAAGCATCTTACCTCAAAACCGTTACCGCCGAAAAATTTAGTCAACATTTCCACGTACTTGCTTCCGCAATTCGGGCAAGGCTTTGGTTTTACTCGCATTACGCCCATCCCCCCTTAAACTTGTTGATGAAGTACACTTGCCCTTTGCCCGTCACTTTCGGCGTTCGCCGCAGTATAACGCTGCCGTCCGACGTTGTGATAGCCGTTTCCTTTATCTCGAAAAGTCCCATATCCATAGCTCTTTGCGTCGGGCAGTTGTGAAGCTCCCCTTTGCTGCACAAATATCCGTTCACGCGCAGGAGTTTGAACAGCTTCTTTTCGCCGATTTCAACGCCATTCTGCCGCAGCAGCTTCGCCATCTCGTTCACAAGGATGCTTGTTTTGCTTGCGCTCACAGCATCCGCGAACAGCGCCTTTGGCTGCATCTCCGTGATTTGCTTGTCGCGCTGCTCAATCTGTCGCTGGGCAACAATCAGGGCTTTCGCCATCAGGTCAGCGTCGCTCATGTCTTCCTGCCCTGCGATGTAGCCGCCGCTCTTTCGGATTGATGGGATGACATCGTGCGTAATCCAGCGCTTGAACTCTTTCGCCTCCGGCTTGCGACTGCTGAGGACGAGTGCGTACAGCCCGGGTTCGCTGACGACGGTCACATTTGGATTGCCGCGATTTCCGTCGGTTAAAACGACGGTATTCTTTTCGTCGTCGTCCAGGCGTGCCACTGCATCCCGTGCGTTCTTGACTTCCAGCGCTCGGCACACATCCGCCGCCACGAACCACGGCTCTTGTTTCCCTTCTTCGACGAATGTCCGAATGTTTCCAAACCGTTTGTTCTCGTAAACGATGATGTTGTACATGGCTTTCCTCCTTTTAGTCCTTTTTTATGCATGTATACCGCATGTGCGGCTTGTCGAAGCCCAGATGCACAAGCCCCGTTGCGCCGTTTCGATTTTTCCTAATTCGGCACGTCTGCCACGTCAACCCGTTTGCTTGGCAGTTGTGGTACATCTGCCATCTGTCGCTGTTCGCGTCCTGTGGCTCTTCCGGCTCGTGCAGGATAAGAAACACGTTCGCGTCCTGCTCAATCGCGCCGCTGTCTCGCGCTTGTGACATATCCGGCTCGCTTCTTGTCGATTTGCCGAATCCCTTCTCACTCTCGCGGTTGAACTGCGTCATGCACAACAGCGGAACGCCTAAATCCATCGCCATCAGCTTCAATTCGCGGCTGATTTGCGTCACCTCCTCCGTGCGGTTTCCGCATTTCTCGTCGGCTCGCATGAGTTGGATATAATCAACCACAATCAGGCTCAATCCCTGCTTGCTTGCCTTCATCTTCGCCGCCGCGTTGCGGATTTGAAGCGGTGTAACTGCTCTTTCCTCGATGGTAACTGGTAAATCTGCAAGCGCCTGATAGCAGGGCGAAATTTGCGCGAAATCCTCTAATTCCATCTTGCCTGTGGAGATTTTCTGCAAGTCCACGCCTGATTCGTTCGCCATGAAACGCGCTGCAATCTCAACCGGGTTCATCTCCAGCGACACGAGCAGCACCCCGCCGCCGTGCTCCGCAACGTACTTAGCCATGCAGATAGCAAGCGACGTTTTACCGACACCCGGACGTGCGCCGATGTAGATAAGCTGTCCCGGCTTGAAGCCGCCCAGCATTACGTCAAGGTCTGCTATTCCGCTTGTTACCCCGTCCTTTTTGTCAAAAGAATCCGCAAGCATGAGCGACGCTTCGTGCATCGTCACCCCATCATTAACAGCGGTTGACGACTGTGCCGCCGCCGCGCAATCCGCTTGCAACGCCGCAACCGACACGCCCGGATTTCCTACATCTTGCAGGATTTTTCGCGCCAGCGTCGCAAGTTCGCGGCGTTTCGCGCACTCCGCCAAAATCGCTATGTACTGCCGCGACATTACGGGCGAAATGCCCATTTGCACGCATTGCATCAAGAGGGCGGTATCTTGGAGGTCGCATTGCACTTCTGCATCCAAAGTCACAAGGTCAACCTGTTTCCCCTGCTTCACAAGACGCATAATTCCGCGCTGACAGGCTTGCATCTGCTTTAATCCGAACAAGCTATCAGACAGTGCGGCAACCTCTTGCGCTACGATTGCATCCTGCATCGCAAGCCCAATTAGGCTTTTTTCCGCGTCCTCGTTGATGTATGCGTCCATCTTTAACTACTCCACGCTCTCGCTAATTCTTCCAGCTTTGTCCGTACCTCTGGATGCTCCATTGGCTGGTTTTTAACGCAGCTCATGAATACATCTCTTTGTTTGACTTTCGGCGGTTCGTGCACTTCAATTTCGTCCGTGCTATTTATAAACCTTATCGGGTGCTTTTCCGCCTCAATCCGCGCTTGCTCTCGCTGCGCTTCCTTTTGTTTTTCTTTAGCGCGTCCGTTGATTACGCCTTTGAGGTATCTGATGTTAGGCTTTCCGGCTTCCCCGGCGATTTTCACGCATTCCAGCACCTCTTCCGCGCCGTTGTCCGCCACAAGCTGGTTGAGCGTCTCCATCGTCGCCGTTGTGTCGGGAAATCCCTGCCGTTGCGCTTCGTCCAGCACTTCGTTTGTGCCTTGCTGGATTTCTGCGGCTTCTTCGTCGCTGATGAATGGTGCAGTGGTGCGCACTTCGGGCTTCTGCTCTGGTTCGGGATTGAGCTGTGCCTGTTCCGATTCGGACTGCTGGATTTCTTCTGACTTTGTTTTCTTCGGGCGACCACGTCCGCCAGCCTTGCCACCTGCGGAACGCACCTCGTGAATCTTGCAGATTTTATCGCATTCTCGCAACAGCGCAAGGTACAAAAACGCCGCGTTTCCCTCAGGCTCGACATCCTCACCAGTCGCCACATAATCAAGAATGGCTTTAAGCGCACGTCCGGCTTCTTCGTCGGAAAGTCTCGCGATTTCCCGGCGCATGGCTACCTGCACAGGCACATACTCAAGCTCCATTTGCTACCTCCATCAGCCGCCGTTAGAACGGCAAATCCTCATCGTATACCGGGGTATATTGTGTTTGTGCTGGCGGTTGCGCCGCTCCGCGTGATTCCGTCTGCGGTTCATCCTGTTTCGCGCTGTCCAGAAACTCAACGTCCTGCGCAAATACTTCCAGCGTCGCGCGGGTGCTGCCATCGTTGGCGGTGTATGTGCTGACGCTAACGCTGCCAATCACACACACCTTGCGTCCCTTGGCAAGATACTTTTGGCACGTTTCCGCTTGCTTATCCCAGACGGAGACGCGGAAGAAGTCTGCTTCCGCCTTTTCACCCGGTTTCGCGCGGCGATTGACGGCAACCGTGAAGTTTGCGACGCTCTTGCCGCTCTGCGTCGTGCGCAACTCAACGTCCCGCGTCAGATTCCCGATGATTATCAGCTTGTTCATTGCTTTTCCTCCCCAGTTTGTACAGCTTCGCTATTTTCTCGTCGATTTTGACGGGCTGAATGTGGTACTTCTCGTCGAAATCCTCCTGTGCCATCGTGTGGCACTCTGTGTGATGTACCCGGCAAAGCGGCTCGCACGTTAGCCCGATATGATTGATTTCAGTTCTGTCTGCACCCATGCCGACGCGCTCCCAGTGATGCAGGTCTGACGGTCTGCGTCCGCAAACGGCGCACTGCTTGTGCATTACGCAAGCGTAGATGTACGCGCCGATGTCCTCCGCGTACTCCACAAGCGGCTGTTTTGTCGGAATGTCGTTTACCACGCAGAACTCAACAAGCCAATCAATATAGAGCCGTGCGGTTGTCATATCCACGTCGGACAAGCTGAATGCCTTGATTGCCTCCGCTTGCAGCTTGTCAATCCGCGCTCGAAGAAACTCCGCCTTAAGCATCGTGTTGAGGTCGCTCTTGTCGCCCTGTCCGATGTAGCCAGTCGCGGCGGCTATCTCGCCAATCAGCGCCCACGCCTTTCGCCGTTGCTCTGGACTAATTGTGCGGCAGTCCTGCCAAAGCACCGTGACGGTATCGGATAAGTTTTCCGCATCGGGTCGGACAGTCTGGATTGTCAGGCTGCCCGGTTGCTCGATGACCTTGCCGATTGTCGCAATCATGGCTCACTCCACGGCTCGCGTTTGGTTTCTTCTCGTGTCGGCTCTTTCTCCCAGCATCTCCACTTTGTGCCATAGTCCCCCATGTAGACGTTAAACGAACCAATGCCGATGTTGCTGGGTATAACGCGCCACGGATATACAGCCGTTTTTAGACATGCGCAAATCGGGATGTTGTCTCGAAGTTCAAGCCACAAAATCGCCGTCTTTTTGTTTTGCTTAACGGCTTCGGCGCACGTCAGAACGCGATTTCGCGGCTTAGTCGTCATCGTCATTTTTCCCTCCTTTGGCGGAAATTCTGAATCGCACGTCGGGCAATGAAGCCGCGCTGTTCTTCTTACCATATCGAGTACAACGTATTTCATTTCATCGTCGCAGTACGGGCATCGCGGCATAAGTTCTTCTTTAGGCATTCTTTTCCCCCTCCCACAGCTTTTCCGCCCCTTTCTCCATGCGTTCTGCTTGAAGTTTGTAATAACGTTCCCGTGCAGCTTTACGGATTTTTTCTCTATTCGCTAAGTAATATTCGCGATTATGTCTCATCTGCTGTTCTTTGTTTTTCCAGTAATATTCTCGATGCCGTTTTTGAAGCTCTTCTTTGTGCGCTTGATAGTAAGCCCGCTGATATTCTCGATACGCTTCCCCACGTTCAGTCATTTGCGTCAGCCGCTTTCCTGTGATAAACTCCGCTCTTGGCAGCGTCTCAATCCATGCGCAGAACGCCCTCCATTCCGGCAGACGGTGATTTCCACGCTGCTGATAGATGGTTTTGAGCTGCCGATAGTTGGTGGTCATCCGCGCCGTCAGCCGCAAGCCAACAGGCACGTTGTAGAGGACTGCAAGATACCGTTCCGGCGTGGGGGATTCCTTGTACTCCGCAACCAGCTTCTCCACAAGCTCGATTGTCTCCCGGCGCACATAGTCGATGCATTGCTCGTCGATATCCATGCTTGTTATGCGGTGCATGGTGGACTGGCTCGATACAAAATCCAGAAAATGATACCGCTCGGCTTCCACCCACGCCTTGACGGTAAACGTGAGGTCAAACTGCACGACGATTCCCGACAAAAATTGGTCGTGTCCGCTTCCTGTTTGGCAGTTGGCAAGCGCCATCGTCCGTTCCGTTACTTCCGCGCTGCATTGCTCCGTGTCGGTTGCCATCGGATAGCGGCTTGCCTTTACGCTCGCCACAAGCCCCATGATTTCAACGTTGTTGACTACATTCATCGCCTTTCCCCTTTCTCGATTTGCTCCACCATATCAAACGGGTCGTCGAAATCCAGCCGGATTCCCGTTTTTTCCAGAACCTCATCAATCAATTCTGCCGTTGTGAAGTACGCGCCGGGTTGAAGATACTTTTGCGTCGCCGTAAGCATCCGATGAATCCGCTGTGCGCCGAACCCGAACTCATCTTTCATCGCAAGGCACATTCCGGGCGAAAATCATCTTGATTGCATGGCGTTCTGCATCCTCCCCGCGCCCTCATGATGCTCTGCGCGGCGTGGTTTATGTCCCGCGCCGCTCTTCTGCGTTCTGCTCGATTCATCACGATGCCTCCCGGAAATTAGCTTTCACCGCGTCCATCAGCGCCTTTGCGTCCGCCATCGTCATCTCTTTCGTCGGGATGTTGCGGACGATGTTTGCTTCCACAAGCGCGGCGCGAACTCTGCCTAACTCCTGCATATCCATGCCGATGTTTCCGCACTCGCGCATGATATAGTTCGTCGGCGTTTCCGTCTGGTTCTCTACGGGCTTGCTATGCTGCTTCGGCTGCTCCGGCTTCTTCGGTTGCTCGTGCTTTGTCTCGTAGCTCTCGCCGTCCGGGTCTGTCATTTCCTCAGTAGGAATGCAGAACACTTGGAAAAGCGCGTACTTGTAAGCAATCGCCATTGCCTTGTTGCTTGCCTTGTCGCCGCTGTCCATGCCCTCGCCAAGCGTCACCGCCTCGACAAAGCTGCCGTCGGTGGTGTAGAAGCGGAACGCGATTTTCAGCAGACTATACCGCAGTTCTCCGCCTTTCGCTGTTACCTTGATTTCTCGCGTCTGCTCCAAAACCTGTGGAACAGTGAAAATCTTGTTTTTCGTCAGGATGGGCTTTAAGGCGTTCATTACATCGTCGATGCCGCGGAACTTGAAGCCCTGCTGTTGGTTGTACTTGTCCTTGCCGATTGCGGAAATGTCCGCCATCGCCGCGCTGATTGCGGCGTAAATCTGCCCGTTTTCCATGCTCGTTCCTCCTGTCAGCACTCGTACCATCTCTGATACTGGTCGTTGATGTACTTCTCCCAGCGCCAATCCTCTCCCGTGCGGCTGGCTTCATCAACCCTTCGCACGGGCTTCCTGCACCCTCGCGGTACTTCGTCCGTTTGGCTGCATCCGCAGTCGCAGCGCTCTCCGCTATCCAGATATGCCCCGCACAGGCAGCAGCGTCTTGCCATTTTGCTCACCCCTTTTGCACCGCGAAAACCGGGTCGCGCGAAACAATTTTGATGCCGGGAACGACTTCGCCCGTAATTTCATCAATCGCCTGCCCGTTGTTTTCTACAAGTAACCCTTTCAGCGCTGTCCATTTGAGTTTCGGCACGTTCTCCACGCAGGACGGCGCATTCTCGGCACACCACGCGATAATCTGTGCATCGTCGCGCTCGTACTCCGGCGCTTGCGCCTTGCGGACCAGAACGCCGCTCGGCAGCTTGTACTTCTCGCTGGTCTTTGTCTCCTTGTGCGGCACGGTGTCGAAGTAGCTTTCCAGCAGGGCAGTGAAGTAGTCAATGCTCTGCTGATTGGACTGCGCCACGCGCTCACTCTGTGCCTTGTAGTAGTCCTTCCACTTCTGCGTGTCGGCTTCCAGCTCAGCGATGCGGCGAACCGCCCAGTCTGCCTTTTGGTCGTTGTCGATGACAAAACCAGCGCGTTCTTCCTGCTCGTTTTCCTCGATTTCGCTGATAAACTGCTCCATATATGTTGACTTCCTTTCGTTTTTGTGTTAGAATGTAAGTGGCTTAACCGCCCCTTACCCTTTCTGTCTGCTCGTGTCCGCGCTTTGTACCCGCGGCACGGGCGCTTTTTTTATGCCCTTCTCCGAGCGATTGTGCCGTCAGGATTCATCAGCCCGCGCGCAACAAGGTCGTTGCGCTTCTTGCGCTGGCGGATGACCTCGTTCTCCTGCTCCTGCGTCGGGTAACGCTTGCGCCGCTCCATCTCTTGCTCAAAGTCGCTGACAGTGACGCGGATGGTTTCGTGCGCCCTGCCGCCGATGCAGACGTGCGGCATTTCGCGCATAAATTTCCGGGCGCTCTCCTTGCTAATGCAGAGGATTTCGGCGACGCGCTCGGTGTTGAGGTACTGCGTCATTTCGCGCCACCTCTTTTCTCGATTCGGGCAAGCGTGTCCGTCAGACAGGCGATTGCCTTTCGCAGAACCTCCTCGTACTTATCTCGGTTAATCGGGTTATCAATGCGCCCGTCTTCCGACACGTCGCGCTCAATTGCGCTTTGCAAGCACATCACGTCCTCAATCGCAAACCGTCCTCGGAGAACGCTCCCCGCCGTCGTTGTCTCATCTACGCCGCGATAATGTCGGCGGTAGCTATCGCAGTTGGATAGCATCCACTTGTGCCACAATCCCGGCGCTTTGTAGGCGATTTCCAGTCGGTCAACGTCGTCTGGCGACGGGAACGCTTCGCCACGCTCCCAGCGCCCGACGAGTGCTTCACAAACGCCGATTTCGCTTGCAATCTGCCACTGCCGGATACCTGCATTTTCTCGTGCTTTCCGCAGCTCATTCCCTCCAAACTCGGTCATTTATTTCACCTCTTTCTGTGTTATTATTTCATTAGGTGCAAGGGCGAAAGCCGTCGCGATTACTTCCGCGATAAAGTTGCCCTGTGCGTCAATCTCCCCCGCCTGATACCGCCCCGTCTCGGACAATGCGCGGCTATACGCCCGCTCAAACGTCAGCTTGGTGATGTCGTCCGGCGTGTTGATGCCCGCCATATTGCAGACGGCGTCGTAGACAATCCGCATTGCGGCGCTGTCTCCCAGATGCGCCCGAATCTGCTTGACGATTACCGCGTCGATTGGACACCAGCGCAAGCCCTTGCCTTCCTCCGGCTGCATCGTTACCCCGGTTGCTCGCTGGAAGTCAGTCATTCCAAAGCGCCCCCATCTTGTCGCTGATTTCTTCAAGCAGCTTATTCATGATGTCTCCGTAGACAACGTAGGCATCAAATTCGCCGGGGAAAACCTTCTGAAAGGCTCCGTAGTCCTTCACCTTCCCGCTCCGTACGTCCATCCAGATAATCTTCCAAATGCGGTCGGCGGTGCGCTTGCTATCGCAAGCGTTGTCGAGTTCGCGGATGATGCGCGGCGCATTGAGCCGCAGCGTGGTTTCCATCATGTGCTGCTCAAAGAGTTCCTTCCTGGCTTCCTCGTCCGGCACGATTTTCTCAAGATTCAGGATTTTCATTTTCTTTTCCCTCCCTTAGACGGCTACCGCCGTCTTGTCCATCTCGTACTTAACCGCCAACAGCAGGGCTTCCATTACGGCTTCATACGCGCCGTATGCCTCGCTGATATAGTCCCAGTTCCCCAGCTTCGCGAACTCGTCGCGCGTCATGGCTTTCAGCTTACGCGCACTCTGGCGAATGGCAAAAATCGTCTTGTTCGCGTCACAGTGCGATACGCAACCGCCAAGGCACTGGCTCTGGATGTCCTTGCCGTACTCGTCCAGCAGACGGTTCGCGATTTGCACCTTGATAACTTCATTGCTCATTGTGATACCCCTCCATTTCATGCTCAACAGCCAACAGCAGGGCTTCCATCACATCTTCGTACGCGCTGTATGCTTTGTTGATGTCGTCCCAGCCCCCCAGCTTCGCAAACTCATCGCGCGTCATGGCTTTCAGCTTCCGCGCGCTCTGGCGAATGGCGAAAATCGTCTTGTTCGCGTCACCACGCGATACGCAACCGCTCTGGTTTGCAATTTGCAACTTGATAGAATCCTTTTCCATTGTGATACCCCTTTCTATCCTTGCGCTTTTCGCGCTGTTAGTCGATGAGTTCCCACCAATTCACGCCAAGCGTCGGCGCAAGCCTCTTTGCGGTGTTTGGTGTTACATTCCTCTTGCCGCTATCAATCAGCGACAACATGGATTCGGAGATTCCCGTGATTCTGGCGATGTCCGCCATTTTTAACCCGCGTCGTTCTGCAAATTCCCGGATGTTTGACAACTTTTCTCCCTTCTTCTTTACATCCCGTAAAGTTTTCCGCTAAAAAAATTTGATTTTTCTTCTTCTTTGGGGATAGACGTTTGATTTTGTCAATCCCCTTGTGTTATGCTTTGTGTGCAGGATTCTGTCATCTCTGCGACTTGCGTCCCTCGCGCTCTACGCTGATGTAGGTTGCTACCTCGTTAATCAGCCATAGCGCGGCGATGAGTGCGATGCTCAGTCCCAAAAAGACGAATCCTGCCGGGTCTGCGTGTGGCATCTCCGTGTCACTCCTCTCTCAGTAGTACTCGGTGGGAAGTGTGAAATACGTCCTCCAGCGCTACCAACACAGGGTAGGACGGGTCACGCTTCCCAGTCTCGATTAGACTGTAAGCCTGTACCGTGATTCCGAGTTGCTTTGCAACATCGGCTTGCGACCAGCCTTGCAAGGCTCTGACCCGCTTTAATGCGGTTCTCATTGTTGCTCCCTTCTCATCAACTCTCGGCAAGTGTTTTCCGCTTGCTTGTTTACATTATACATCAACTTTACGTTGATGTCAAGAGGTTTACAATGTTTTCGCGAGAAAAATTTGCTTCCCGCCTTTTGGTGCTACGCAAGCAAGCGGGGCTTTCCGTTGCGGCGCTTGGTGATGCGCTTGGTGTCTCCGGCGCGTCCGTGACGCAGTTGGAGAAGTGCCAGCGTTCGCCCAGCGTTGAGGTGTTCGGAAAAATCGCTGACCTCTTCGGCGTTTCCTACGATTATCTTGCCGGATGCGATGATGCGCCGTCTCCCAAAGAAACAGATACGCTCTACTTGGAGATTTCCGCGCTTGCTCCGTCCGACCGGGAGGAAGTAATGCGGTACGCTCGCTATGTCCGGGCGAACCCGCGCAAGTGAGGTGATGCACCGTGCCGTTCCCGGAAATTCTGCTTGCGCTGCGGATCTCGAACGGGCTGACCCAGCAGCAACTTGCAGACCGTGCCAATGTCGCAGAGATAACAATCCGCAACTACGAATCTGGAAGAAGCAACCCCGTTCCGACGCAGCTTCTTGCAATCGCTGATGCTCTCGGTGTTTCGCTCGATACGCTCGTTGGACGCGATGAGAATGCGTTCTCTCCGCCCGACTTCGACCCGCTGGTAGAACAGGTGAAGTCTCTTTCCGCGATCCAGCGTGCGGATGTGATGAAGTACATCGAGTTCATCAAATCGCGCTCCTGATGCGCGTTTGCGCTGGACAACACTCTACAAGGACAAAAACGGCTCTCTGAGCGCTTCCAGCCCGTCAGGTGAGGAAATACCAGTCCCGACGTGCAAGCGCTCCTGCGGGCGTTTTTGTGCGAATTAGACGTTGCTTTCGCGCAAAGCTCTTTTCGCTTCCGCTTTCAGCGTCCAAACAACCGTCACTCCCTGACGTCGTATATGCATCTTAATAGGCATATACCCGGCGTCGGCTAATATGTGCACATCCCGCGCGGTTGTCCGCCGCGTCGTGATGGTGTACTTCACCCGGTTCTCGATGTCTGGCAGGTTGACGTGGTACATCAGTTTCACCTCAGTTTCACCTCCCTGCTATTATCGTATGCGTGAAAGGTGGTGAGTATGCTATGCTTCCTTCGGAATATCGGCTCTGCCGTGACTTTCAGCGCGGCAAACAGCTTTCGGCGGAACAGCTTGCGCGGTTGCGTTCGTCCGACTTCTTGACGCCACCGCCGCCGCACCCATCCGACATTGATGCACGCCCGCCGGACTATGTGCCGGAGCTGAACCGTCACGCGCTGGATGAAATGGAGCAGTACAAGTCAAGTTGCTTGCGCTTCCTGCTTCCCGTCTGCATCTCCGCCGTTAGCTTGATTCTCTCGCTGATAGCTCTCTTCAAGTAACCGAATCTCCTTCAAGTAGTCCAGCACATCGCGCATATACTTGCTGTACTGGTCGTAATCCAGCCGCATATAGCGTGGTGCGACGAGGATACGCCCGAACGCAAGGCACAACTCCTTGCCGTACCAGCTCAAAAGCTGGTTATCCTTGAACAAGCCCTCGCTCATGTGCGTCTCTTTGCGAAGCGCTAAGTTCTCCTGTTCCAGATTCACGACTTTTACTTGCAAGTCCTCAATCCGCTGTTTCAAGTGCCGTTTGCTTTGATACACGTTCACACCTCCAAAACACGAAAGGGGTTTCACGATGAAGAAGTTTGTTTCCGTTCTGCTGGTTCTCTGCTGCATGATGGCTTCCTGCGTTTCCGCGTTTGCGACCGAGAAACGCGACCTAACCGACGGCGAAATGCTTGCCTTGCACTTTATCAATGAGTTCTTCTCAAGCAAGCCAGAAGATGGCATTTCCTACGACGTTTCGCTCGACACGGAAACGAACTGCTTTGTCGTCAAGGGCGAATATATGCTTCTTGAATCGCTCTACAAGAGTTATTCGCCAGAATATCAGGAGCTTCTTGCGCACATTTTCGAGCTGTTTTCGTCCGTCGATTCGCTCATGCGCACCTCTGTCGGCAGTGACAGCTACTACTTGCGTTTGACGTACTTCCACAGTGCTATCGCGTCCTCCGGCGCGTATTGCGCGTTTTCTTCCAAGGGCGGAACGCCGCATCAGGTCAACGGTCGATTCGCGTCAAATGCGCAAACTTCGTACAGGGTTGCAGATGAACGATACTCCGAAGAGGACTTGCAATACATCGTTGATAAGTTCAGCGGCGATAACGTCAATCTGCTTTCGATTTCCATTTCATCCATCGAACCCTACGACAAGCCGAGCATCAGCATTAGCGTGTCCGGCGAATATTGCAAGAAGATGCTGGACAACTATAAGCCGAATGTTTCTTGTCCGTCCGCACCTGACCGATATATCATCGACTGCCGCGAAATCGCCAATGCAACCGGCGCAAAATACGTCACGCTCTGGCTTTATGGCGATTCTGACGTTTATGCTTCTATCCAGTTTTCGCATTCTTCAAGGTACGCGCAATATTATGTCAAAGATTACCGCTACCTGAGAATAGCGCCCTGATGTCTTCCACCCCCAGCGCGTCGGCGATACGAATCGCTACCAGAACGCTGGGGGTATTTTTACCGGAAGCGTACTTGCAAAGCGTGTCTTGCCTGATGCCTGTTCTCTGCGAAAGCTCCTTCTGTGTCCATCCGCGCGCATTAAGCGCATCGACCAGCTTGCTCATTTCTTGCCCCCCCTCTGCGCTGGTAACTATATTATATGTCAATTTGGCATATATGTCAATAGGGCATATTCCCTTTTGAGGTGATTTTTTTTGAGACTGAAAGCCTTACGGCTGGAACGGCACTTGCAGCAAAGCGACGTTGCAAGAATCATCGGCTGCGGACAGCCGCTTTACAGCCGCTATGAGCGCGGAGAACGTGAGATTCCTCTGTCCGCCCTGATAGCCCTCGCAGACTTCTACGGCGTGTCGCTCGACTATCTTGTCGGGCGATCCGACGACCCCACGTTCACGCCGTCCGCCGGAACTATCCCTTGCTCCGCCAACAAGGACTGAATCACCTTTCGCGCTGTCAGCGTCCACATAGCGAACAGCCGCACGGTGCCGTTCTCCGTTTTGACGGGCTTGTAAGTCACCATGTCGGCAAAGTTCCCGGCGACCACCCAAGTGCCATCGGAGCGCTGTATCTGGATACCAGCGCGGAACAGCGCCTGATTCAACTCGCGTGTTGTCATGCCGTACTGCATCGCCAGCTTTGCCGTGCTGATGGGCTGCGTGTCCGTGATGTTTACTGTCGGCACGTCAACCTTCTCGCTGTAAACCTCTGGGAACGCCTCACGGACTGTGCATCCGAGGGCTTCGGCAATGAGCTTCATCGCGTCAACCGTTGGGCTTCCCTGTCCGTTGGCGTAGCGGTATATGGTCGGCTTCGAGATGCCCGCCTTTTCGGACAGTTCAGCGACGCTGATTCCTTGTACCCCGGCGACGTGGAGAAAGTGCCGCAGCTTCTTAGCCATCGACCTCACCCCCGAACAGGGCTTCGACCGTCGTGCCAAGCGCACGGGCAAGGCGGATAGCGTTATGCAGTGACGGTGTATGTACACCCCTCTCATACTGAGATACAAGGCTCTGCTGACATCTGAGCACGTCTGCAATCTGCATCTGCGTCAAGCCCTTCTTTGCGCGGAACTCACGCAAGCGGTTCTGCATCCGCATCCCTCCAATCAGTGCTTATTATCAATGCTAATAATAGCACACTCGATTTTATATGTCAAGATAATACGCGAAAAAATTTTTGAGGTGTTTTTATGCTTGGAGATAGGCTCAAGGAAGCGAGAAAGGCAAAAAAAAAGACGCAAGCCGAAATGGCAAGCATCGTTGGAGTGTCGCAAGCGACGTATTCGTGCTATGAGCGTGGAATCATCACGCCGGAGATTACCAGCATCGTGAAGTTCGCCGAAGCGCTCGGCGTGACAACCGACTACCTTTGCGGACTGTCCGACAACCCGCAAGGAACGTCTGACCGCCCGATTCTCGACGCAACCTGCGAGGCGATTATCGCCAAGCTGATGGGCGCGCCGGATGACGTGGTGCGTGAAGCGATGGACTACGTTGAGTATCTCACCGAGAAAGCAGAACGTCGGATGCGGCAGGAGCGCAGGGAACGCGATAGCTTAAAGCGCATGGCGGACAAGGTGGATGCTGAAAAGGGCGAACCGTGATGTCCCCGAACGCCTGAGAGCGGCAAGCGCGTGAGGACAAGCAGGAGAACCAGCAGAGGAGCAGAGCGAAGAAGCAAGATGCCATGATTATATGCCAGATTGCCCCGCTTGTCAAGCCCTCCTGCTGATTTTTTTGTTGGGCAAAAATGGCTGTGAGAACCATTTGCGTGATGCCGCGAAAATGGTCTGCCCCGTGGCTATCAATTTTGCGAAGGCGCGAAGATGACCATGCTGCGGATGCCCGCAGAAAGGTGCTGGATAAAAAAAGACCACCGCCGCTGCCACCACCACAAGACCACCGCCCGTCCCTCTCCCCTCCCGCTTCTTCCCCCCTTTCCCCTCTTCCCCCCATACCCCCTATTACTCTATACCCCCTATTATCCCCCCTACCCTACTCTGTCGAGTATGTGTTCTTGTGGTGGTAGTAGTGGTCTTTTATTATATATTATTTATATATACATACTTGTGTTATATAGCTGCTTATATTATTATATATCCATACTTGTACTATATAGCAACTTATATTATACTGTATGATAATATATATTATTATTACACACAAGTATGTATTATAATATAACTATGTCGCGCGCGTGAGACAACAAACGTCGCTTGTAAAACGCGTAGATTATTAGCGCCGAATAGCACAAAAAAATGTGCTAAGCAAAAATAATTCTGCTATTTATTTTTTAGCTGTGCTATTTTTTTAATAGCAAAAATAATTCAGCTATTTTTTTAATAGCTAAGCTATTTTATTTTTTAGCATAGCTATCGCATTTTGCGGATTTTTGCGTTAGCGTGGCGCAAAGCCTTGCAATCACTGTATTTCATCCACTTTCGCAAATTATGAAACACGCCACACTCTGACTTTCCCTGACCTTCATTGGCGTGGTTTGACCTTTCCTGACTTTCGCATCCGGAAAAATAGAATAGCAAATGATAGCATAGCTTTTCTTTGCTTAGCTTTGCTTTCTTTTGCTTTTGCTTTGCTTTCTTTTGCTTTTGCTTTGCTTCCGTTTGCTTTCGGATTCGATGCTCTCCGCAGTTCATATTGTTTATGTATTCATAACGTTTCCTTTGCAGAAATTTTCTTTTCCAGCCACGCGAAAAATTCCGCTTGCAGGTCATCCGGCAGTTTCTTCACCTTCTCGACGAGCGTTTTAACAACAAACTTTTTATCAAAAACAGGCATATTTTCTTCTCCAGTCGCGTATTTTTTATCGTCCACCGCAATACCATATGCTGACGCGCTGCGATATATGACTAAAAATTTTCCGTGCGTTTGCAAAACGTTTTCAATTTGTTCACAAATTACGATGGTACTTTGCTGCGATTTGCGGCACAATGAGAGAAAAGGAGTGATACACTTGCCACGCCAGACACTAAAAAAGCGCCCCGACGGGCGCTACGTTTGTAAATATAAGGGGTTTTCCTTCTACGGGCGAACGCAGTCCGAAGCCCTTGCAGCCCGCGAAGAGTACAAGAAACAGGAAAAATACGGCAGGAAACCACGGGAAAAGTATACGTTCGCGGAGTACGCGGCGGAGTGGCTGCCGACGTACAAGAGCGAGGTGACGGCGAAAGTGTATGACGACTATGTGGCAAGACTTAACAAGATAGCGTCAATCTTGCCAAAAGTTGAGATGCGACTAATCACGCCGTCGGACATACAGCGGTTATACAACGCATTTTCAAATTATTGGGATTCCACGCGAAAGAAGGTGGCAATGACAACAAAAGCAGTTTTTCGAGCCGCGTTAGGAGATGGAATTATAGTAAAAAACCCATGTGAAAACATCAAGCCAGCAAAGGGTAAAGCGGGGACACATCGCAACCTCGAAGATTGGGAAGTGAAGCTAATCGAAGATACATACCAAGAAACGCCAATGGGATTGTACGCTATGGTGATGCTATATGCAGGGTTGCGACGGGGGGAAGCTCTTGCTCTCAACATTGACAGGGACGTTGACTTTTCCGCTGGAGTAATCCATGTTCGGCATTCGCTACGTTTTGAGCACTCTGAAAGTATCATAGTGCAGCCCAAAACCAAAGCTGGTGTTCGCGATGTTCCTTTATTTCCGCCGCTGCGGGAAGCCCTAACCGGCAAACACGGAAACGTTTTTTCCTTGCCAGCCGGAAAAAATATATCCCTTGGGCTTTGGAATGCGGAATGGCAGAGATACTTGCGCTTTCTGTCAGCGGTTGCGCAAAAGGAAGTTGCTATCCGTCAGCATGATTGCCGACACACGTTTGCTACAATGTTATATGATGCAGACGTTGACGTGAAAACAGCCACAAAGTGGATGGGACACGCAAACGAGATGATGATAATGCGTATCTATGCACACCTCACAGAGAAGAAAGAAGAAAGTGCCATCGAAAGGATGGAAAGTGCGCTTGCTAAGCGCCCAAGTAGTCAAAACGGTAGTCAAAAAATCAGGAAAGCGCCTTGA